TGATGTGGTATAATGGAAAATAGTGTCAGAAGAAAACTTAATCTACTAGACAATATGATTGGCGAGTGTTTTATGTGTACATTATGTCAAAATGGTAGAACCAAGCCCTATTGGACGGAAGATTCAAATTATGTAATTATAGGTGAAGCACCTGGCAGAGATGAAGTTGAAAATAATGAACCGTTTGTAGGGAAGGCTGGCTCTATTCTATGGAAACTTATGGAGAAACATGGATTCCAGAAGGAACAATTTCTTATCATCAACAGTGTTAATTGTCGCCCAATGGATGGAAAAAAGAATGGCAAGCCAACACCCGAACAGATGACCTTATGTAAAAAATGGCTAAATATGTATCTGAAAGTATTGATGCCATTGAGGGGTATGATGTTAGGTAGTTATGCACAGCAGACCATTACAAACGAATCTTCAAATAGTGTAGTTTTATCCAATAGCGCTGTGGTGATGATGAGAACAGAAAGTCTCACAGTACCTTTCATACCAATGATTAGGTCAGTACATCCTGCGTATTCTATATACAGTCCGAAAGGTGAGGAACTACTAGAGGAATCTATATTGAAATTTAAGTTGTTTAGAGGTATTGATGAGTAATATTGAGGAATATATCAACAGGAATCAGGCTATACTTGACTTGTGGAAGGATAGATTTGAATGTCTTATTGACTGGCAGATACGATTTGTCTATGATGGAGAGCACTGGTCACATACAAAATATAGTAAAGCACAAAGAATGGCAGCCGTATATCCATGTGATGTTGATGTAGAAGAAGATTATCTGATTCACGAAATTATAAAGTTGGCATTTATTGAATGTGATGACGAAATGAATAAAAAGTTGAATCTCATATCCAATTTAGTGGCTATAGTAAAAAGAGAATGGTAAATACCACATCGTCCGTTGACCTTTTAGGCGAGATGTGGTATTATATTGCGTATGGAGTGTGAAAATGTTTCGTAATGTTTACTATGATACAAGAAAATCAATAATTCATTTATGGGAACAAGTCAAAGGACATGATAACCATGAGGAAATCCAATGGGTGCCCTATCTGTATATCGAAGATGAAGATGGTGACATAAAGTCTATTGAAGGTAATTCAGTATCTAAAAAGACTTTTAAGAACTATAATGAATTTTATCTATATCAGAAAGAACATCCAAATGCCAAAGAAAATAATCTGAAACCAGAAATACAGTTTCTAGCCGAGAGATATCACGGTATAGCTGATGATGAAATTGAAAATCCGAAATTGAAGATATACTCCATTGATATTGAAGTGCATATGGATGATGTATTTCCAAAGGCATCAGAGGCAAAAGAGCCAGTGGTACTTATATCGGTATATAATTCGATTGATAGAACAACTATGTCATTTGGATTGAAAGAATATACTGGAAAATATAAAGGAGAGCCGTGGTTTACATATGTTCATTGTAAAAATGAGGAGGCACTATTACAGCAATTTTTCTTATATTTGAAAAGAAACCCATGTGATGTTATTACTGGCTGGAATGTTCAATCATTTGACTTACAATACCTTATCAATCGTTGTATACGTTTATTTGGTGAAAATAATTCAGTCAGCAGTCATTTTTCACCAATAGGGATAGTGAGAACTTGGTTGTCAAAGGATACTGGTGAGTTCAATGTGGACTTGGCCGGTGTGACCGTTCTTGATTATCTGGATATTTACAAATGGTATGCTCCGACAAAACTTGAACGATATACCCTTGAATATGTCTCTAATTATGAGTTAGAGAAGGGTAAAGTTGACTATTCAGCATATAATGATTTGAGAACATTGTATTATGAGAACTGGAATCTGTATGTAGAGTATAATTCTGTTGACGCCTATCGGGTTGGTCAGTTGGAAGAAAAACTTGGATATATCAAGATGGTACAGAACTTGTCATTATTATGTAAGACACCAATGAAATTCTATCATACACAGACAGCCCTTATTGAAGGTATTCTTATCACACATTATCGCCGGAATGGGCTGTGTGCGCCTACGTTCTATGGTGGTGTACAAGAGGGTTATCCAGCGGCATATGTCAAAGAACCGCAGAAAGGACTATATAATTGGGTTATTGACTTGGATATTGTCAGTTCATATCCAACAGCCATCATAACATTGAATATGTCAAATGAGACATACTATGGGCGTATTACAGGCATTACGGAAGATGTAATGTTGACTCATATGAAAAATAAAGCATTACCAGAATTTGATATGTTGAAGGATACTGGTAGGGTTCATTTCAGTGGCAAAAAATTGGAAATATTCAATAAAGCACTTGGACAAAAATTACTCTGTGTAGCTCCTTGTGGCTCTGTATTTGCAACAACAACGCCTGGGATTATAGCAACCGTAGAAAAACAGATTTTCTATAAGAGGGTTGAAGTCAAGAAGAAAATGATAAAACTGAAACAGAAAGTGTCAGAGTTGAAGGGCAAAGACTTAGAGAGGACTAAAGAAAAAATAGCCAGATATAATGGATTACAGAATGCTTTGAAGATTATTCTCAATTCGATGTATGGTATTCTGGCTGTACCATTTTCAAGATATTTCAATACAAACATCGCTGAAGCAATCGTATCCTGTGGTAGACAGACTATCAAGGCATCAGAGAAATATGTCAATGTGTTGTTGAATAAACCAAATAAGGCTATAGTAGATATTCTTCATAATATCAATTCTGCGCCATTGAGAAAAGATACCAATGAACAAGATTTTGTTTTGTATGGAGACACTGATTCACTCTTTATAGCCATTGGTAAATTGTTCGATTACTATCTCACATGTGAATGGAGAAAATTATCAGATGATGAGATTATGAAATATATCCTTGATATTGCTCAGATTATAGAGGAATATGTG